GCTACTAACTTATGGCACATCATAGTATTGACAGTGCTGTCTAAGTCCCAAGCAATACGCATTGGATATGGTAGCTTAATTTTCACTAAGTATCCTGCACCTGTGATGTTAGCTGCACCATATTTTTTTGTTGCCTGTTGCGTTGTCATTTGATTTTGTTTATATCGTCTTTGATATCCTTTGCTCTTGCAAACAATAACTTCATTGATTGCCATAAGTCTATTCCTTTCACTACTTTGTAGTTCTCATTGATAGACATCACCTCAATACTAGATAACACTAATGCTACTATCTTTGTAAGCATAAATGGTACACTGAAAAAAGTTAGTATGATATCATTTAGTATGAATCTATCTATTAAAAAGAACATTATAACAGTTACTTCATAGAGTGCTAACTTACTAATAATAGCTGATAGTTTTCTACTAGTAATTTTGTCTTCTAACTTATTAGCTTTCCAAATGCCTGTAAAAGTATCAATAGCTATTAGTACTCCTATCATTATTAATATACCACTTATTGGTAAAAAGAATGCAAAGCATATAGAGATAAGTGTCAATAGTTCTGATTTTATAGATAGTATTAATAAAGATAGTTGTGTTTTCATAAGTCTAGTTCTTCAAGAGCTTCAGTTAAGCTAAAAGTTAAATAAAAAAATAATGTTATTCCACCAAAAACAATGTAGTATTCTTGTCCTTGATACATCATACATAACGAAGTTATATAACCCGATATAAAATATAGACTTGCTAAATAATTACTTTTCATCTATTTCTTTTTTTTGATTTCAGTATCAAAGTCATCCTTTAACTTCTTAACAAACTCTTTTTTATTCTCAGTTAAGAATGTGTTATCAAGTCCTGTAGATAAGAATTGTTTTTCAGTTAGCGTTCCATAATGGAATACTAATTTGTCATTGTTGTAAACTATAAAGTATCTCATATTCCTCCTCCGTCTGTTATTGTCCAATTAGCTACTGTTGTTAGTATGTCTTTACCTGCTTGTGCTACTGCTGTTGTATATTCAGCTGTACCAAAAGTTATAACACAATTAGATTGTACTGATTGTGTACTCCATCCATTATAGATAGCATTTAAGTTAGTAGTAGAGAATGTAGGTGTAGCCGAATCCATAAAGTCTTGGAAATCTGTAACAGCTGCTACATCCCAAGTTTTTATATTGAAATTAATTTGAGTGCATCCTTGAAACATAGCATTCATAGTTGTAATACCTAAAGTATCCCACTCACCGATTCTATTGATGCTAGTAAGAGATGTGCAACCTCCAAACATATAAGTTAAATCACTCATCCCTGCTAAGTTAAGAACATCAGATACTGAGGATAAATCTAAGTTAGTACAGTCTCCAAAATAAGCTCCTGCATTTGTCCCTAATTGTAACTGTCCCCAATGTACTACTGAGGTGATATAAGTAGAGCCAAATGTAATTCCAAAATTCCATTCACTAATAAGCCCATTAATTACTACTGTATATGTCCCTGCTGTAGCATAAGTATGTGTTGTTACAGTACCATCATTGACATCTGTATTACCATCTCCCCAATCTATAGTCCCTGTATAACTACCTACACCTGAATAAGGCAAAGTAATAGTTTCACTTGAAGCTGTAGTAGTCCATTCTGTAGTAAAGAAATTTTGTACTTGAACAGCATTAGATGTAGCAGGTGTTGAGCCTCCTGCATTCGTAGCTGTCACTACACAGGTAATAGATTGACCTGCATCAGCATTCACTAATGCATAAGTGTTAGCATTCGTTCCTATATTAGTAGCTCCCCTCTTCCATTGGTAATCATAGCTAGTAGGACTACCCGTCCAAGTTCCATCATCAGTAGTAAGTAAATTAGTTACTATAGCACTTCCTGTAATCTCAGGTAGTACAGTATTAACAGGTGCAGCAGGTGGACCTGATATTCCTGCCCCTTTTACCGCTATATTTATACCGATTTGTATCATCTACCAAAGGGCAATAATACCTGCGGCAGATGAAATAATATGTACTTTTATTACTTGTACAGGCAAAAAAGTTCCTGATGCAACGTTGACAAAATTTACAACATCACCTCCTGCAGTAGTAACAGTAATTTCACCTCCTAAACCAACATATAATACACATGGCTCAATTGAGCCGGATATATTTGTGCCTAAATATAATGTATAAGCATTTGTTGATGCCATTATATTTGCGTTTAAAGATAACTGCGTAGCACTATCTACATTTGTAACTTTCGCAGCTTTTGAAAATGTAGTGTTATATATAATATCTCCAACTTGAATATTTAATGGATTAGTTCCAACTGAAGAAAAATTTGACCCTGTGTCTATAAGTTTATTTGTAGCAGTTGCTGTTGCTGTACTAGTTACAATAACATTAGGCATTGGGATATTTGTATTATCTGAAGGTATAACCTTTAATGCTCTACTTACCTGAAGTTTTAAATTTGGCATAGCTTATTTTTTTTTAGTATTTTTCATAGCCGCCTGTGCGTTTTTCGCATAGTTGTTTCTTGCACTTGCCGTTAATTTTTGATTACTCGCTTCCTTAATATCAAAAGCTGTCTTCTTTGTTACCTTAACTACTTTTTTCATTTTTTTATTTTTTATTGTTAAACATTTTATTTACAAGTAGGTTAGGATTGTTTAACGCTTCTTTTCTTTTAGCACATCCACAATCTTTTCCTGTTACTTTTGAAACAGTATCTACTACTTTTTTAATTCCTGTTGCTGTTGTTATCTTTTCAATAACATCACCCATTCCTTTAGTCTTTCCCATTTGATTTTATTTTTTCACAAAGTTAAACAAAATTATCTTATACTTTTGAAACTTTTTTTCCCATACCAACTCTTGACTTCTCTGCTTTCTTGGCACTTAACCTAGATGGACTTATCTCAGAAATTGTTTTAGGGGTCTGTGAAGAAACCTTCACTTTTGGTCTGCAGTATTCATTCTTGCCTCCTGCACCACACGCTTTACCTGACTTGGTATCGGTCCACTTTTCTTTTTCCCATCTCTTTAAGGATGTTCCTGCCTCTGTCTTTCGAACAGCACCCGAACCTTTCCTGCATTTTGCAATAGCCTGTGAAGCTCTTGCAGATGGGAACACATCATACTGTGCCTTTACTTTTTTATAACAAGCGTCTTTCATATCCAATGATTATTTTCTTCTTCCCACCAAAATGTTAAGTCTTGAGTTTCATTGTCGTAATACTCGCCAACAAAGTCAGACTTAAATATTGAACTTTGGTTTTCAAACAAAGATAAATAAAATACATCATCTTTTATGCCTAAATATTCTTCTAAAAAGTTTGATAAAAAAGTATAGTTGCCGCCTCTTATAACACCGGCCTCTACAAATAGTATTTTCTTACCTTTAAGTTTATAAGAATAAAGGTTAAGTAGTTGCTCTAACTCATAGACATGTTTATCATCCCAAATTTCATCAGGATAAGGTACGTCTACACCATACCCATCGCAAATCTCACCACCAAAACTAAGTGCGTGGCGTAATAATTGCCCTACATTAGAAGAGTAGTCAGTAGATACTGTTACTATTACAGTATTGGTTGCGTTAAAATTTTTTTTTAATAAGTATTCCGCTAAAAATAGTGTTAATTTAGTTTCTTTTTCTTGAGAAATTAAAAGTTCAACTCTTTTCATTTAGTATTTACCTCTTCGATTACTTGGATTGCTTGTGGTTGACCCACCCGGTCCTGCCCATAGATTTTTGCAGGCCCAATATCTTGGTGTTAGTTTGTCATTTGCAGTATCACAACTATGTCGTGCCTTAAAACTCTTTCTTGCCGCAGCACTATAGTTATTACCATATCCCTTTGCTCCAAAGTGTAGCAGTTTCTCTGTGCCATTGCTACATGCCTTGACCATTTTCTTTTTGCCTGCCTTATCTGAAGGAACAGGACTATTGCATTTCATGTTTTCTTTATTTGCCATTAGCTTACACCACTAGTTCCTGCAAAACCATCATTAAGTACTGACAGACCTTTTAATCTAGAACTACCTCCCGTATTTCTATTGGCTCGTCTTCGTGCATATGATGCAGATGCAATCTCTTTATTTTTTATTCTTTCTGCATCTCTTATAGCAGCGTTTTTAGCAATTGCCTCAACAGCAGCGTTATTAAATGCAAGTTTGTCAGCAGTAATTTTCTCCTGCTCTGCAGTTGTCTTAACTGATTTATTTTTTGCCATTTTAGTTTATTTAAAAATTAGAAGGAGGTAATGGAGTATCTCTTTCCTTTAAATTAATTATACGGTTCTCAACTCTCGCTGCTCTACCCAATAATCTATCGGCTTTCTTCTCTCTGCCTTCATCTACAGCTTTGTAGCCTTTGCTTACAAGTTTAGCTTCTCTCTCTTTTAATCTTTTGATTTTTTTTTCGTCATCAAATGGCATGGCTTTTGTTTTTTAAGTTATTATGAATTAACTTTACAAAAGTAATAAAATAAAATCTAATAAAATGAAAAAAATAGGTAATGACTATCTAAAATATTGGCGTGTAATAAGATATTACATTAAAAATAAGTATGGTCTAACACAAGCAGACCTTGACATACTGCTATTCTTGTACTCCGAGCAGTACTTCACAAAAGATAAGTTCAAAGAGTTCGATGCGCTTGTCAGTTGGAACGTAAATAGGTTCGATACCCTGCTAAGAGATGGGTGGATAGTTGTATTTCGTAGGGGATTTAAAGGAAGTAGGGCAATATATGAGCTGCCATACAAAACAAGTCGGATGATTACCTCAATATACAAAAAACTTAGTGGTGAGGAGATACCAATGGGTAGTGGCAACACTATGTTTGAGAAAAACGTGAAGTATACCGACAAAGTATACCGAAATATGATTATGGAAATGAATAAGTCCTTTAAAGGTAAGGAAAGGACAGTAAATAAACTATAATACCACCACTACATCGTTCTCAGTGATGACTGTACACTGAACGTCATTGATTATCATGGTAAAACTACGACCCTTGTCGTAATATATCTCATCACCATCGTTAATAACCAACACATCTGTGCCGGATTTTTGCACAACAGCGCGTTTGTATCTCAGTTGATTGGCATCCTCGCCCGATAAAATCAATCCCGACTCAGTTTTAATCTCTTCGTCAATGTTTTTTACTACAATGTACTTTCCAATTGGTTGCATGTCTTATTTTTTATGTTTTTAGCTCTATAGTTGTCCGTTTGTGAGTGACAATTCGGGCAAAGTATTTGTAAATTTTTTAACTCGTTGTTCTTATTGTTGCCATCTATGTGGTGTACCTCAAGTGTTATAGGACTACCTAACCATTCTGAAGTGTTGCATAGTTCACAACAACTATCTACGTCCCCTATTAATAGCTTTCTTAGTGTTTGTATGTGTAACTTCTCTCCATTAAATAGTCTTCCGTAAGATTTTTTCTCCCAAGCCTCAAGTTGTTTACCTCTTTTGTTAGCATCACTGTTCACGTTGTCCCAATCAACCAAAGAATAAGTCCCATCTAACCACTTTCTTTTGGTTATACAACTCTTCTTCTCCTTTGTTTGGTCTGAAAAATTACGCGAGTTCCTGCAAGATATGCTACAATAGTTTATTGTTCCCTTCTTAGGAACAAACTCTTTGTCACACTTCCTGCAATTACTGTGACTCATATGTCCTTGCCATTGTAATAATAGCGTTTGTACTTAGTATTGTAGTTGCTACACTTACAGCGTTCTGCAGTGCGCTTCGAGTAACTTTTAGTGGGTCAATGACCCCCATTGAAATTAAGTCACCCATCTCCATTGTCTTTAAGTTGTATCCAAAGCCATCCGCTTCTTCGCCGTTGTAAATATCTTCAACAGATAACCCTGCATTTCTTAGTATCTGAGTCAAGGGCTCTTGTAGTGCCGCCTTAAATATCTTACATGCTATGTCATATTCGTTAATTAATTTATCGCCAAGTATTTTATCGAAGCTTATCTCGTACAATGACTTCCCTGCACCTGACAATATACCCTCCTCTAAAGCAGAACGTACCGCACAGACTGCATCATCAACTCGGTCATACAACTCTTTTTGCTCCAAGTCAGTATTTCCACCAACAAAGATTACACCTATACCACCCGTTAGAGATGCGATTCGTTCAACAATAAAGTCCTTGTCATTCTTTTGCTTCGCTAGTTTATGAGCATCCCACAATTGCTTTACACGCTCGTCAATCTCAGATTGGTTTATGTTTTCGTTTGACTTTAGTATCACCGTCTTGTCACGACCAACAATTACCTTTGAAGCATGTCCCAAGTCATCATAAGTGATATGACTCAAGTCATCTCCTGTGCCTTCACTGAAATAAGTAGCTCCAACGCTAATGGCAATATCCTGCATTAATTCGTGTTGCTTATATCCAAAGTTTGGAGGAGCTACTACACATATCTTTAAGTTAGCCTTCATAACATTTGCCGCCAATGTATTTAAAACATTTGCATTGCAAGGTGCTATAATTAATAACTTCTTACCTTCATTGATGATTGGTTTCAACACGTTCTCGATTTGAAGAACACTGTTTATGTCCACATCAGCTACTAATATCATAGTATCCTCAAATATACACTCGTCACGCTTTTGGTCGTTTATGAACAATGGAGAACCATATCCTCTGTCTACTTTTATTCCTGTTGTTGTTTCTGAATAAGTGTCCGAGGTCTGTGAACGCTCAACAGTCACCATGCCGGTTTTGCCAACGTCATTGTATACATCCGCGATTATCGTTCCAATACTTCTGTCATTGTTTGCAGAGATAGTTGCAACATCAACAATCATGTCATCCGTTACATCTATAGACTTCTCTTTTAACTTCTCCACCACCTTTGCAGTTATCTCCGATATGTTTCGCAGAACCTCTGTTCTATTGTGCTTGTCAGTTATTAACTCTAGACCACCTAATACTAAAGACTCCGTTAATACAATCGCTGTGGTCGTACCATCTCCGGCACTCGTTGCCGTTTGGTCCGCTGCTTCTTTCATCATTCTTACAGCAAGGTTCTCAACAGGGTCTAACAAGTCAATAGAACGAGCAACAGTTACACCATCCTTGGTAACAGTTATACCACGCAAGTGATTAACCGATTCTATTAGAACAGTATTACCGCCCGGTCCTAATGTGCTCTTAACAGCATTAGACATTGTCGTAACTCCTTTGATTAGTTTCTTTCGGCCTTCTTCACCGAAATGTAAGTTTTTGGGTGAGTACCCTGCACTATCTATCATATTGTTATTTAATTAAATTGTTGATGCAAAGATATAAACTAAATTGTAATAATAATATCTTTTTTAAAATAATAAAATGTCAATTTAATTTTTCCCTATATATATATATATATTTATATTAATATATATGTATTTCTCTCACTGTATTTTCTCTTTAAAATCGACATAATCGACATTTAAAGAATAAAGTATTAATTACTAATTAGTTACAAAAATAAAATCGACACTAAAAACGACACAAAGTAGTGTCAATAATTACTTTCTACCCTTAAAAGTCATCATCATACCCATTCCTTCTTCTCTCATCTCTGCCTTCATGTCTCCTAATGCAACAGCCTCAGAATACATTTCTATCTTCTCAGCTCTCTTTATAGCCTTCTTTAACTCCGCAGCTTTTTCAATTCCATTCTTACCATCAGGTCTATTATTAATTAATCTACCATCTTTTACAGTTAGACCGTCATCCATTAAGCTGTAAATACTCTTAAATTTTCCGTGCATAATCATTTGTTTTAGTGAGATACAAAGGTATAAAATTTTATCAGATAATAGTAGTAGTTGGGTTATGGTATGGTATGGCGCCACCGATCCACGTGGGAAACTCGATTTTTTTTGATGGGGGGGGGTGCAAATTTCGGCAATCATTACCAATTTTTTCAGCTTTTTTCGTAGGGATATAGCCACAAAAATAAGCTATTGCCTCAAATCGCTGTAACCCACGCCCACACTACGATACAGCCCGTTTGCCCGTTGCTCCTTTGCTCCTTTATCGCTACACTATTAATCGCTGAAAGTCAATAGGGATAAGGGATTGCGTCCCTCCTATTCATTTTGTACCATAATATAACATAGTGAATAAAAAATAATTTCCCTCTGTAACCC